ATGAAAACTTCCAGATTTGCTAACTTTTTTCAGAGAAATGTATAAAAGGTCCTTTGTTTGAGCGAAACGTCTTAGTTGAGCATTAACAACTCCCAATGTTACTTGACCATAATCAGAAGAACCATTATATACAGAAACATCCTCCAACACTTGATGAAAAGTATCTTTGATTTCTCGTTCTTTATTTGTTTTAATAATAACTACATCTCCAGGATTCCATGTATCTTTTTGAGCTGGAAGAGGAAACTCTGACAAAATAAAATCATGAATGTGTGTTTTGTCAGGAAGAAGATTTGCTAAAGTTCCAATTTTGTCAAAATCTGGATATCCATAAGAATATCCTCTACTAGAACCAAGATATCTCTTAAGTTCTTCTGCTTGCATCTCAAATGTCCTATACCATTCAGATACAGCTACTGGATTATTTCCATATGTAGTATGACTCAAAATGTTTTCTACATTTAAAAGCAATTCAGCTCTGTCTCTAGAAAGGTCTTTGTTTCCATCTATAATGGAATAAAACATATAAAGAGATGCAAACTCTTCATATTTTGTATTTCCAGCTCCTCTAGTTGCCATAAAAAGAAATAAAATTATCTATTATTATCTATCGTCTTCAGATCTATGTTCTGAATAAAATACGCTGAACGCACCTTCAGGATAACGCTTCATCAGTTTATCCACATTTCTTGAAACAACATAATCAAGAGAAGTCTCAAGAGCAATACATGCTTGCATTACATACCACATCAAATCACCAAGTTCAGTAATCAGGTGGTCTTTATTATCTTCATTCCAAGGCTTACCTTGAAAAATCATCTTCTTTACGATCTCAAGAAACTCACCACCTTCAGCATTCATACCAACACCAGCAGTCAGCAGACGTTCAATATTAGCACCTTTGCGATCCAGTTCTACAATACGATCAGAAAATGATACAAAATCTTTTGATGCATCTGATGTGACTGCATCCACAAAGTTTTGATACTTGTTAAAATCAACTTTATCAATCATGAGAATTTTAAACTAGCGAATTTGTTGTTTTTAGGTTCTTCTTTAGCATTATACTCTTCTTCTTGTCCAGAGTCAAGAATATCATCCTGTGCCTTTTGTTCACAATCATAGAGTCTCATCTTTGCCCTATCAATACCCACAATAAATCTCTTATTAATTGTAGGGTCATTGTATCTGTTCTTTAACTGCTTCACCATAATCTGACCCAACTGTTCCAACTCTTCTGTGCTAATAAGGGCAAACATAAGATCAGCAGTAGCAGGGAGACCAAAGGACTCACTAGTATCAGTAAGTTCAACATCAGAATTCCCATAACCACTCCTAGTGGTTTGGGTAGCAGAGACAATGGGAACATTGAATTCCACTGCCAATCCACGTAACTCTTCTGCAATTGCCTTAACATACGAATAAGAATTGACAGAAAAGTTTGACTTATACCTGCTGGAACCACAAATGTTGAGGTAATCAATGAAAATAATATCAGGTCTAAATGACTTCTTGAGAGCAAGTTCATTGAGGAGCGACTTAAAGTGACCTACATGTGCTGAAGCAGTTGGATACTCTTTAATAATCAGAGTGCCCTGCGTCTTCTTTGCGATATTATTTACCTTTGTCTCAAACATTTGTTTGGGAAGGTCAGTAATATCTTTGATATTGACATTCAAAAGATTTGCATCAATTCTCTCAGCAATTCGTTCCTCCGCCATTTCAAGAGTGATATAGAGAACGGACCTGCCTTGCAGTAAGACGGAGCTAGCCACATGACACATGAATAGCGATTTCCCAACACCTGTCCCAGCCAAAGCGATATTGAGAGTCTTGTTAGGGATACCACCTTTTGTGATTTTATTAAAGTATTCCAAATCAAATGGGATTTTATCCTCCTTCTTGTGATAGGATTCATATCTTTTTTCATAATCGCTTAAGTAATCATGTCCAATGTGATTGTCAAAACTTACAGCAAGTGCATCTTGAAGAATAGATGGAATAGCATCACGTGATTTTTTCTCATCTTGACCATCAGCAATCTTAATAGATTCCATCAATGCCAAATAAATTGCTCTATCTCTACACCACTTTTCAGTAGTATCAATAATCCAGTTTATTTCTGCTGGAGTATTATCTAATTTTGTAATGTATTCGCAGATCGTTTTAAATGTATCCTCACTAATATCTGTTCGCTTTTCTGTTTCAATTAAAAGAACTTCTTTAGTAGCAAGATTGTCATAAGAAACAACAAACTTACAGATTTCTTCGAAGACTACTTTTTCATGAAAGTTTTCAAAGTATTCAGACTTAATAAAGGGTAATACTTTTCTGCAATAATCATTACTAAACAAAAGGTTTTTTAGAATTGTAGATTCAATTGTTTCCATCATTTATAGTGCAAATATCCTGTCAAAATATACTTTGGTCCAGTAATTGGTGGTTCTCCTTTATGAGGAAACATCCATAGTGGAGGAAACAATACTAATGTCCCTCTTTTTGGTTGGATAGTCAGTCCAGTAAAAACAGTTTTACCTCCTTCATCAACATCATTCAAATACCAAAGATATGCAAGATATCTTCGTGCACTTGCATAGTCTTGAACATCCACATGTGTATCAAACATGTCAGTTCCCCCAGAATTATACTTCTTAATCCTAAATTGTTCAAAAGCATGTGACTCTGGAAATACTCTCTTGTCTACAAACTCATAATACTTATCTCTATATGCAAAAGCATTTTTAATGATGGTATCATGAATTATATTTACATCTCTAGAAATTTTACAGTTTTCTGTAAGATTGACTTGTAAAAAGTTTGGTCTTGAATCATTTTCAATACGTTCATGAAGTTGCGTTTGACTATCAAAAAATTGAATTAAAAAATCACATACTTCAGGTTCAAGAGCATTTTCATGAACCTGAATTAAATCATTCAAATCAACCATAGGAAAACTCTTGTTTTGCTACTTCATCTAATGCTTGAAGAATTTCTGGAGTAAAATATTTTTCTGGATTGTCCAAAATAGTTTTTCCAAATTGAGTTGTGCCATCTCCCACATCATAACGAGTTCCCACCTTTTTAAAGATTTCATATTTTTCTGCTAACTCTAAAAGTCCATAATACTTATCTAGTCCACGATCATCATAGAACAAACGAACCTCCACTTCTTTATTTTCTTTACTCAACCTTGATTTATGAGTTTTACACTTGATAATGTTACCTACAACTTCTGTCCCATCTTTTTCCTTCTTTTTAGAAAGATAGATGATGGTAGATGCTGCATACTTAAGACCAGAACCACCACTCATTTCCTTCATAGGAACATAAGAACCCACAACATCATAGGTATGATTGGTCACGATCATAGGAATGTTTGCCTGACCCAGTTTGAGCGTAAGCATTCTAAAGGCACCTTTAACAAGTTGTGATTTTGTCATATCACGAACTTGTTTAGCATTCAAAGCATCTTCAATTTCTTTTTCAGTAGAAAGCATCCCCAAAGAGTCCAAAACAAACATACAAGGTTTACGTTCACCTTCTTTCTTCTTCAAGTAAAGGTCTACTGCCTTGAGTGCTTTACTTCTAAACTCTTCAATAGTGACTACATTGACTACAACAATTCTATTGATATCAAGCCCTCTACTCTGAAGCATGGTCTTTGTTACAGCAGCTTCAGTATCAAAATAGAGACAATAACCATCGGGATTATTATTAAGAAAATTCTTAACCACAGCGAGAGAGAAGAAAGTTTTTCCAGTAGAAGACTCTCCAGCAATAGCAGTAATCTTATTCCCAGATACACCACCAAAAATGCTACCTGAAACCAGTGCATTAAAAATATATGAACCTGTGTCCACATAAGTTTCAGTTTCATCAATGTCTGCTGCCAGTTGTGTATATTCCCCACCTATTTCTTTTACGATGTCTTTTAAGAAGTCCATAATTATGCAAATAAAGATTCTAATGTGTTTGTTTTTTCTACACTCCAACCAATACAGTTCAGAATGCTTTTGAGAGGTTCAATGAAACTCTTGTCAAATTGAAGTTCATAGTCTACGTATTTAACAAGACCCAGTTCTTTAGGGAATTGTTGGATAAATGAAATAACATTCTCCCTAATTGGATTAGCACTCTTAAGATAGCAGAACTTAATCTTTTCCCCATTGTTAATTAATGGGTATTTGGAGTCCAATGATTTATCCTTGATATAATGATTATACAGCAAAGCTCCCCTTGTGTGAATAGGTGTTCCCTTTTGATAAATGGTTGCCACTGACCTGTATTTTGTCAATTCATTGACTGACCTTGGGAAAGAAATATCTTCTGGAGGGAGATTGTAGAAATCTTTCTTGAACTTCTCTACAAAGGAAATCAAATCATCTTCTGTTTTGTTCATAATGATGTTGAGTGCTTCTTTAATCTTAACCCTACATGGTGCAGGTGTAGAAGATTTGACTGCCTCAATACCCATCATTTTCAGTTTTGGAGTTTCATATCTAACTCCTTCACTATCCCAAACATTCAAAATGTATCTTTTCTTAGCAGTCCAGATTCCACGATCAGCAATGTTTTCACGCTTCATCTGCATCTTTTGCTCATAGGCATTTACATAGTCAGCCAGTTCTTGGTAGCAACCTTCAATATACTTTTCAAGTTCCACCTGACAGACCTTATCAAGGAACGTGACAATGCTTTCAGTAGTTTTCTCTCTTCCCTTGAATATAGTTTCAACCAAAGGACCCATATTGAGATACACAGAATCAGTATCCACAGCAATAACATAATCAACTCCATCAGTTTTGAGAATCTTATTCATATACTGGTTCAGTTTGTTTTCAATCCAACGAATTGAAACCTGACCAGAAAGCGTAACTGCTTCAGCATTTGCAAGTTTAAAGTATCTAAAATACTCATTACCA